GATGGAGATGGACGGCAATTTCTACACCTATGAGGGCATGCGTGTCCCCAAGGTGTGGAGCAACATCAACGCCGACACCCGAATGATCCGGACCACTACCCGGCCACTGGTTGCTCCCGATGTCGTGTAAGATTGGTTAGTGGCAACTGTCCAGTAAGGTCGAGACAAGAAGCAGGTGTTTCAAGCCTGCTTCTTTCGGTCTATTTCGAGCAATTGAAGGAGGATGCTTATATGTTAGTAGTTAAGCAGGGAAGTGTAAAGCACGATGGCGTCGCATACACGAAGGGGCAGCCTCTGCCTGAGATGTCCATGAAAGATTCCCACCGCCTGATCGAGTTGGGGGCCTGCCTCGAGGGTGTTGCTGCGATGATCGCGGCAGATGAGGCGGCCAAGCCTATATCGATCCCTATCGTCGACGGGATTGCGAGGCCGCTTGCTGGCCCCGTTGAGGTGGGCGGACCTGTAAACCTTAACTTTGACCTCGCGGATAGCATTCGTGGCGTCAAGAGGCGGTAAAATGAGCATATTTCAGGATCAGATGAACAGAGACCTGGATGTGTTCTTCAACACGAATGAGTTCGCCGGACCGCACAACATCAACGGCACGAACGGGGTGATCTGCATCCTGGAAGAGGAGGATATCAGATCGCTCCGTCCCGGCCTTAGCCGGTTTGAGGGCACCTATAAAAATACCCTGCTACTGCAGATCAAAAAGTCCGATTGGCAGTGGGACGAACCGGTTTACAATGATCTGGTCACCGTGGACAATATACAGTACACGCTCAGAAGCACTGCGCTTGTTGGCGGCCAGTATGAAATGCTGCTTCAGGCAATTGAGTAAGGGGATGATCCGGTGAAGTTTCCACCTGCCTCAAAAAATCTCGTTTCTCTACTCAACCAGGCGATCGCCGGGGAGATGCAGGCTATCATCCAGTACATGTGGCAGCATGTCCTCTGGTCCGGAGTTTCGGGCTACGCGGTCAAAGACGCTTTCCAGGAGATCGCCGTCGAGGAGATGAAACATGCCGAGGCCATCGCCGAGCGGCTGCAGTACATGGGCGGCATCCCGCCTGTTCAGCCGAGCCCGGTCACTCTGGGCAGCAACCTGTCCGAGATGATCGCCGCCGACATCGAGATCGAGGTGGCCACCATTACCCTGTACCGGCAGATCGTTCAGGCTGCCGCTGCTGAAAACGACACGGCCACCCGGCTCCTGTTCGAGCAGATCCTCTCCGACGAGGAGGACCACCACAACACCTTTACAACTCTATCCGAGGGGCAAGCGGTGGGCAACCTGATGGCGGCCATGTCGAACTTGCCGAGAAGGCGGTCGAGATGATCGATATCACGCTGGAAAACTACGCCGTAGTGCAGAAACTGCTCAAGGACCAGCCGAAGAAGGTCAACTTGGTTCTCTCCCGGGCGATTAACCGGGCGGCTACCACTGCCAAAGCGGCCATGTCCAAGAAGGTGCGAGAAGTGTACGTCGTCTCGGCGGCGGAGGTCAAGAAGTCCATCATCATCACCAGGGCGACTGCCTCTCGTCCATTCGCAATAGTGAAATCGACAGGCAAGAAGATTAGCCTGGCAAAGTTCCGGACCAGCCCGACCCAGCCCAGGCCGAAGAACCCGCCGTCTGCCTACAAGGTACAGATCAAAAAGTCTGGTGGCCTGAAAGCTGTTCCCCGGGGGTTCCTGATCAACGTCAAGGGCAGTGTGGGCTTCTTCCAGCGTGTCGGCGCGTCGAGGTTCCCGATTACGCGTCTCATGGGGCCGTCCGTCCCTCAGATGATTGGCCAGAAGAGCGTCATCGATTGGGTGGAGACCCAGGCCAGGAATATGCTCAACACCCGTATCCAGCACGAACTTGAGCAGGTACTGGGGGCGAAGCCGTGATCCCGCTCGACTTGCAGTCCGTGATCATCGACGAACTTCAGTCTCTGTTCGACGGCATTCTCTTTCCCAAGATGCCGCCCAAGGGAAGCGCAGAAGTTCTCGATCCGGTGCCGCTCAACATCTTTTCGCAGGCTCTGCCCAAAGATAAAACCGGCAACGCATCGGTGTATATGCCGTACATTACTGTGCAGATTCAGGGTGGCAAACAGGAAGAAGAGATGGAGCCCGGCGAGGCAAGGATTGTACTCAACATTGGTATTTGGGATGATGACCCGGCCAACCAGGGCCATGCTCACGTACTGAACATCATTGAGACGATCTATCAGGATCTGTTTCAGAAGCGCACCCTGGGCGGAAAATATTTCATCACGACCCCTTGGGAGTACGCAGTGAACGACGATGATCAGTGGCCGTTTTTCATCGGAGCCATCGACTCCAGATGGAATCTGCCCATCATTCTTCCGACTGACCCGAATCTTTAATCAACGAATCTCTGAAAGGAGGACCACATGGGATATGAGCATGGAATTTACGTAACCATCGGCCCCACGGTCATGCCCGTGGCGACCATAGCAAAAGCCGGCGTCCAGTGTGTCGTGGGCACGGCTCCGGTAAACGTGCTGGCCAATCCGGCGGCGGCGGTCGGTGTGCCGATCTTGATGAGCGACATCACAGACGCCGTGAACCTGCTCGGCTACAGCGACCAGATGAGTCTTGACAGCTACACTATCGGCCAGGCCATCCACGCCACGTTCGAGGTTTTCAACACAAGCCCCCTGCTGGCGATCAACGTCCTGGACCCGGCCAATCACACCACGCACAAAACTTCCATCGGATCGATGGTGGCCGGTTCATACACCCCCGGCAGCACCACTCCCGACATCGGCATCCTGCTGGCGACCCTAGTGGTGACCAACGGCGCCGCAACCCCGATCACGTATCATCTGGGCGCCGACTACACCGCAGCGTTCAATGCTGACGGATCATTGACAATTACGCAAGTAGTCGGAGGCGCGATCGCCGGCCATACGGCGACGATTTACGCCAGCTACAGCATTCTCGACCCGACACTGGTCATGGCTACCGATATCGTTGCCGGCATCGCCCTGATCAATCGGATATTCCAGGCCGTGGATGTGATCCCGGAAATCCTGATCGCCCCCGGCTGGTCGCAGAAACCGACTGTCGGCGCCGCTCTGATCGCCGCCTGCCCTGAAGTATCGACTGTGTTCAAGGCTTCGGCTATTCTGGACATCGACTCCGTTGCCTGCACCACGATCACGGCAGCCATAGCCTGGAAAACCACCGACAGCTACATCAGCCGGGATGCCATTGTTTGCTTCCCGAAGGTCCAGACTAACCAGGGCAAGATTATCTGGATGTCGGCTATGCTCGCGGCTCTGATGCAGGCGACCGATGCCGCCAACGAGAGCACGCCCTTCGTCAGCCCGTCCAATCAGCCGTTCAACATCCTGGCTGCGGTCCTGGGCGACGATGTGACCCAGGTGCTGCTCACCCTGGCCGAGGCCAACCAGCTCAATGCCGCCGGCATCGTCACGGCTCTCAAGTTCCAGGGATGGAGAAGTTGGGGTGACTACACCAGCTACTACTCCTACGCCGCGGAGCAGGACGGGACGATCTACCAGCCGCAGGATGTCTTCATCAACGTCAAGCGCGGCTTCGATTGGCAGGCCAATCACTTCATCGTTGCTTATTGGAGCAAGATCGATAATCCGGGCAATTACCGGCTTATTCAGACGCTGATCACCGACGAGAACCAGTTCTACAATCCGTTCATCACCGCGGGTATGGTGGCTGGGATGAGCCTGATTTTCAACATGACCGACAACCCGATCAGTCAACTCCTGCAGGGGACGCTCGTGATGAGGCAGTCCATGGCACCCTACATCCCGGCGCAGGTCATTCAGAACACTCTGCAGTACGATGTTTCGATGCTCCAGGCGGCTCTGGGAGGTGGTAGCTAATGAACCCGATTCCACAGTTCCTCCAAAACTTTAGAATGTACACCAACGGCAACGTACTCACGGGAGTAGAGGGAGACGTAACGCTTCCCAATTTCGAGAACACGGCGGAGACGATCTCTGGCGCTGGGATCCTGGGCGAGTTCGATAGCCCTGTGCCGGGGTCGTTTAAATCGATCACCATCGAGGTCGGTTTCAGAATTCTCGATCAGAACCTCTTCAACCTGGCGGCCCAGACTGGCACTGCCTCGCTGACGTTCCGCGGTTCGCAGCAGATCTACGATATAGTCAGCGGCGGCGTAGTCAATCAGGCGGTGCGAGTGGAGTCACGTGGTCCCGTGAAGGGTCTCGACGGTGGCAAGGCGTCTGTCGGGAAACCCTTCGATTCGAAATTTAAGCAGGAGATCCTCTTCATTGCCATGTACCTGGATGATGTTGAGGTACTTTATCTTGACAAACTAAATTTCATATATCGCGTAAATTCCATTGATCAACTTGCGGGTATCCTGCAGAACATGTAAGGAGGGCCATATGGCTGATGAAATTAAAAATCCGCTTCTGCTTCGTTTGAAAAAACCGTTTTCCTTCGAGGGCAAGGAGTATGAGGAAGTCGATCTCTCTGCCCTTGAAACTTGGACATGTGACGATGTGGTCAATATTCAGGCGAAGTTTTTCAAGTTGATCGGAACCGAGATCAGTCCTCTCGACCCAATAATGCTCGAGAGCAACCTGAAATATTGCCAGTTCGTGGCGGCCTCAGCGAGCGGTCTGCCGCTGGAATTTTTCCAACGGCTACCGGCGACCAATTCCGGTACCTTGAAAACACTCGTGATTGGTTTTTTTCACGAGTCGGCATAAAAGGCATCGTCAGAAAGCGGTATTTCAAAGAGATCTATGTGAGGTTGGCTCTAAATACCAACACAAGCATAGATTTCTTCGCGCGGCAGCCCCTGGGGGATCTGTTGGAGTATATCGATGTAATCGGAGAGGAGGCGGCAAGGAGAAATGGCTAACACGTATAATATGACACTTACGATAGGTGGCCAACTTGCCGCCAGTCTCTCTAAGTCTACCAATAGCGCGATCAAGTCCATACAGGGGATCGAGAAGGCGGGCAAGAGCGTTACCTCCATCCTAAATACTGCAATTGGCGGCCTGGCGGGGTATGTAAGCGCCAAGGGCATCATCGATTTCGGCAAGAGCTGTGTCGATGCATCCAATACCGCGGCGGCAGCTACCCAGCGCCTGACCACGACGATGATGAATGTACCCGGCACCACACCGGCAATGGTGGCAGGTATTCAGACCTACAGCGATGCCCTGGAGAAGAACACCAGCATCAGCCACGTAGCCAACGATACCGGGGCCTCCCAGCTTGCAACGTTCGGGCTGCACACTGCGGCCATCAAGAATCTCATGCCAGCCCTGGACAACATGGCCGTGGCCCAATACGGGGTGAACGTGTCCCAAGGCGACATGCAGAAGACAGCGACCCTCCTGGGTAAGGCGATGGCAGGGAATACTACAGCTTTTACCCGGTATGGAATTATTCTCACGGCCAGCCAGAAGGCGATATTCAAGAACGGAAGCGAATCTCAAAAAACTGCTGCCCTGATGCAGATCATGAAGACAAAATATGGAGATCTTGCTACAGCGATGACCAAAACACCGGCCGGCAGTATCCAACAATTGAGGAATGCCTGGCAGGATGTCGAGGAGACCATCGGGAACCGGTTGACACCGGTTATCCAACAAATTTTTGCCGTGATCGCCAAGAACCTGCCGGCAATTCAAGCCGGGATTTTGAAAACGGTTAATACTCTCGCCCCGGTGATCTCGGTTGTTGGTACGGGCCTCGTGAAAATATTCAGTTTCATTACCGAGCATGGGCCGGCGGTAATAGGGATTATTGCAGGGATCGGCGGCGCCTTCGTAGCGTTTAAAGCAATCACGGGGGTCATCAGCGCCGTTAAAGGCATCACCAGCGTTGTCAACGACGTGGGCAAGGCGGTTAGCTTCCTGAAGGATAAGCAGGTATTACAGACCATCGCCACCAATGCGGCGAAGATTGCAACCCTGGCCTGGTCCGGTATCTGCAAAATTGCTACTATAGCTCAAATGGCCTTCAACGCTGTGATGGACGCCAACCCGATTGCCCTGGTGGTGATCGGCATCGTAGCACTGATCGCTATTGGCATCCTACTCTATAAAAACTGGTCGAAGATTAGTGCGGCGACAAAGGTTTTATGGTCGGATTTGAAAACTGTCTTCGGTGGAATCGTTTCCATTGTAAATGGCTTCGTGCAAGGCATAGTCAAGGCTTTCGAGTGGATGTACAACCATAACTATTACTTCAAAGCTTTAGTGGATATTATAACCAAGGCTTTCAACAC